TTACCTACAGTAAGTACATCACCTACAGTTACAGATGTAATTCTGTCAGCAGGTACAACTTCAAAAGTAACTGTTTTTGCGCCAAACTCAATAGTTTGCTTAACTGCTGGGTTTGAAATTTTATTTGTTGGAATATCGCCCGCAACAATTTCAACATTACCAAATCCTCCTGCGGAACAATAAGCAACACTCAATGAGTCGCCTAGTTCACCTGGATATTTTGCTGTGAAAATTGTGTTTGCTGCGGTGTTTGAACTATCGTCAGCACGTACTACCCACAACGCATTTGAATATGCGAGGAAGTCAGCAGCAGTAAACCATGTTTCGTAGTTACCATCATTTGGTTTACCAAAACGGTCTGCCAATTGTGTTTCTGCTGAGATTAAGATCGGCTCATTAACTGGACCCCAATTAAAAATGCCAGCTATCGCAGCAGGTGGTGTACTGATGGCCGGGACAACCGCCGATGCGTCGATTTCTCGAACGATGACCGAAGGACTTACGGAAAAAGCCATATTTTTCTCCTTTATGTATTAGAAACTTGTTTTTGTTTTATCACTGTTTCTATTTATAAATGTTCCGATTTACAGCACCAACCCATTATCATCGTCAGCCCAATCCCCGCCTGTATCAATAAACCCAAATGGAAGCATTTCCTCATCTATTTGTTCTTCGGTTTTTTCTCTAAGCTTTGCTAACGTGTGTATATCAGATAATTCTCTAAAATAGTCTTGGCTAGTAAACCAAGCAAATATTACCAAGTTCATTACCAGGTCATCGTGTGCACCTGGCTCTGCCTCATATGAATTTCCTTTCCGTGAAAACCGAGACAGTTCTTGTATTGTGTCATAATCCCGCAGTAATACTTGATCTTGCTCTACTAACATTTTTAGCATTTGGCAACCAGTACCCTTTACGAGTTTTGTTGTTCTTATTCCATTATCTAATCTTTTACCACCAAATCCTGCCGAGACACGTTTACCTTTTGCGCCTGCGTTTTCGGTGTATAATAAGTTTTCATAACCTAGATCCATTAAAAGAACATCACTCACTTGTTCTCCAATGTCATTAATTTCTATTAAAACACTTGCTTCATTATAAACAGTACCTATTCTATATATAATAGATGCAAAATCTACAGGTGTAACAAAGTTATCTCGGAATACACAAACCTGTTCGTAAGGCATAGTTGTAGCATCAAGTACTGTAAATGTTGAGTAATCTAATCCTTTACCTCGAGATACGTCAACCGTCATTACATATGAGTGTTCAGCAATTGGTTTTGCATATTGAGAAATACCTTCAGCCTGGTGTAAAGGTTTGTCATATGCTAAGGTTTTAAGTTTTGCACCATTAATAAGTGTACCTGAACTGCCTAGAAACTGGCAACAGTACTCTTGGTTGAACTTTTCTTCATCATAATCAAGTGCCTCGAGTGTTTCCTGTTTCCATTTCTCATCACGTCCTGGAACATCATCCCACATAACTTCAGTATACTCATAACCGTTTGTACCTTCTTTTGCACCTTTACAAGTTTTCCAAAAATGGTTTAACCCATTAGGTGTAGAAGTCATCAGAAGTTTTGTTGACTCGCCAGACGAGATAGTAGGATAAACAGATGCGAAAAAATCGTCGTATCCTTCAATAAATGCAACCTCATCAAGGTATAGAAAATTAACAGACTTACCACGAATTGCGCTCGAAGACGTAGTACCTGCCAAAACTTGGCAACCATTTTCAAGTGCAATATTTCCTTTGTTCCATTCTTCAATTCCTTGTTGAAGCCATTTAGGTAATGCTTCATATGCTAACTTGACACGAGCCATAACTTCCCTTGAAGCATCGCCTTTGTTTGCCAAAATAGCAACTGTTTTAAATTCATTAAATAAAATATAGTGTAAAATGATAGCAACCGCAGTTGTTGTTTTACCTGACTGACGTGCTGTTAATACTGCGACGCGGCGATTATTTGTAATCTTTTCAACAATTTCTTCTTGATAGTTATACATATTAAACGGTACAAGACCACGGTCAACATGGACGATTTTAATATATTCCTTTGCGAAATAAATTGGATCATCCGCACATTTGGTGTATTCCTGAATAAGTTCGGCATTCCATTCAATACCTTCACCAACACGTTTAAGATGTGAGTTACCTAAGTACCCTTTATTCATCATCTTTGTCACCCTTAAGCATTTTCAATAAATCAGCGGTGGACAAAATTAAATTATTATTAGTTACGTTTTGCTGGTCAGGTTTACCGCCATTCTTTTCTTCTTGTGCGTATTTCTTTTTAGTGGAAATATCAACATAATCTTTATTGGCATCAAGCAAGGTTTTCATTAATGTTGAAACAACCTCAAATGCCCGTGGTGACTCAGATTGCTTTGCAATTTCAACCATTTCTTTAACGGCATCATCACCCATTTCAATTATGTTCTTGACATTCTTTCTTGCCAATTCCATATCAGAAACATTTTCATCATCAGATGCAATAGCAGGAACTGATGGTTCTTCAATTGGTGCTGGGATAATTTCATTAACTTCATTTTGTATTTCACTCAAAGGCCGAATACCTAATGCCTTTGAAATATGGTCATCACTCATTATGTATCTTCCTCATCTATAATTGTTATGATTCCCCAATCATCTTCAAAGTCAATTTGAGTATATGGAACCGTTTGATTAATATCCGTTGTGGCAACATTAGCAGCGGTCATACCTGGCTGAAGTGTTACTTTTTCCAATAAAGGACTTGATATGTCAGAGTCCGGGGCGAACTTTGCATCAATAAATTTAATAACTTTCTTAGTTCTTTCAGGGCCATAATACCAGCCTTTAAGTGTGAAACTCAATGTATATAGAATAGCACGACGTTCGGTATATTCACCTTCATACAAATCTTCTGTAATAACACTCTGTAAAACAATAGGAACATCAACAGGTGGCAAATCAGGAATTAGCTTAGCACTTACAGTCCAATCAGGTTGAAAGAATGGTAGAATTTGTTCTAATATTTTTGTTGCGTCTTCTTGATACTTTGTCATAATATACAATGAAAAGTCAAGGTTATAAGGTGCACCACCATAGACATAACTTTTTGAGTCGTTAGTATCACCTACTGCTTTTGATTTCATAACTCGTTGGGTTGTACCAATTTTGCGCTCACCGTCATAAGACATACTTGTCATTTCAAATGACATTCGTGGTAATGTGATTGCTGACTTACGGTTTAAACCTGGATCTTGTTCAACTCTTGATAGTATCTTTTGCATTGGTGCATATGAAATAGGAACAATCATTGATTGCTTTGTTACACCTGCGTTGTCGCTTCTTTCGATTGATAACTGATTAAACAAGGTACCAAATATTGCTACATATTTTCTTGTAAGACCGTTGTAAAAATGATTTGCTATTGCCATGTTAATCGCCTATACTTATGTTTTCACTAAACGGATCAATCTCTGAGAAGTCAAGGATATCGTCACCTTCTGTTTCAAAGAATGTGTTCTGTGCAATTGGATCGGTGTTTGCCAATGCCGTAAGTGTTGTTGGTGTAGTAGGATCAATATCAGCAAAGAACGTATCAATGTTTTCAACACCTGTCTCAAATCTTTCACCGCTATATTCCATCAATTCGCATCTAAGGTCATATACCTGTAACGCACCAGTTTGATAGAATACGCTTTCGTGCTCGACGTGCATAATTTTGAATATCTTTTCATTCAATGGGAAGTAAATGCAGTCACCTTCGAGTGGTCTGGTCTTTAAATGATTTTCACGAGTTGCAAATCTTTCAAATGTTCGGAATGCTACTGTGAATGTGATTGAGTCTCTGATCTGTAAACCAAATCTTGATAGGAAGTCACCTTCACCTTCAAATCCATCTACGTTCTTAACATACATTTCCATCTGATAGGTTTCGTTAAAGATTGACAAATCGTCTTCGTTGAGTATTTCATCTTTTGCTTGAAATGCTCTTGAGATATAGATAGTGTCAAGACCATAGATTTGAATTGATTCAATAACTAGGTCATCTACGAGATTTTGCTCATATGTGTTATCGTAATTTTGAAAATAAAGATTTGTTGCCATGGTTACCCAATGAAGTTATAAGTAAGTGGTTGAAGACTTTGTATAGCATCCTCTTCCATTCTTAACTTATCTTCTCTCGCCTCCGCTAAAATTTGCTCACCGTTAAAAGACACACCGCCAACAAGCTGCATATTATTAAACTTGGTGAGGTTTAAACCCCATTGTTCTCTTACTAAAACTGCGGCATAATTTTGCAGCCAACGGTCCGACCAAACGTCTTCATAGAAATCTTCATCTACAACGTCATATGCTTCAACGATAATATACGTACCTACAACCCATCTCGATGGATCATTGTCAATATAAAGTTTATTAACGTGCTTGTTATAACGGATGAGAGGTTTGCCAACAAGGATCTCTTGCATA